TCATCGACCGTGAACCTGGTGCTGCTGTAGGACATGGTGGCTCCTTGCGGGGGTGTTGATGACGTTCGTATGAACGCTCTTCTTCCCGATGAAGCCAAGTCATTTCAGAGCTTGTGTCGCTTATTTCTTGATCAACACCCGAACATGCCCAGAAGTGCCCCAACTCCCTGCCGTTACCCCGGCTGCGGGGCGTTACTGGCAAGCCCGGGCTTTTGCCCCCAGCACCGAGCCAGCGCGCACCGTGACTATGGGCGGGCCAGGCGTGGCTTTGATGCTGAGGTCGGCTTCTACCAGTCCAAGGACTGGCGGGTGCTGAGGGCCGCGGTACTTCGCGAGAGCCCCCTGTGCCTGGTGTGTAAGGCCCTCGGTCGCCTGGTTGCGGCTGGGGTGGTGGATCACGTGGTGCCGCTCAAGGACGGCGGTGCCCGCTTTGACAGGGCCAACCTGCAGCCTCTCTGCGTCGCTTGCCACAACCGCAAGACGGCCAGAGAGACTGCCGGCCGGCGCTAGACCCCCTCGCCCATGAGGTAGGGGGGTCGAATCTCTACGGTTGGGAGGCGCAGATGCGCGCGCCTGCCCAAATTTTTCCGCGTGCAAATTGAAAAACTTTTTTGGACAAGCCAATGCCGGAACTGACCGCTGAACAGGCCTACATGACAAGCCTGGCCGAGATTCAGAGGCTAGATGCGTCGTCCTGGATTCCTGCGGGACCGGAAGACATGACCTCGGCCCAGGCGGAGGATCTGCGTGCAATGACCTTGTCTGAGCTTTCGCAACTTGCGGTCCAAGCCGAAGAGTTGGAGCCACATGGCCGGCCGTAAACCGTTGCCTGCGGCGGTCAAGAAGATCAAGGGCACGCTTCAGAAGTGCCGAGCCAACCCGCATGAGCCCCGCCCAGGCGGGCAGTTGGGTGAGCCACCTGAGTACATGTCCGATATCGCCAAGGAGGCCTGGATATATGCGGTGGAGAACGCACCGCCGGGTTTGTTGTCATCGCTTGACGCATCCGTGCTCGAGCGCTGGGCCAACTGCGCAGGGCTTTACCGCGAGGCGTTGGGCAAAATCAATCGATCGGGTGTGGCCGGCATGATCATCAAAACCCCAAGCGGCATCTTGCGTCGCTCGCCGCTCATGGATGTGATCCGTGATCTGGCCCAAGAGATGAAGGGCTACGAGACGGAGATGGGGTTCACCCCCGCATCCCGCTCGCGGGTTCGGGTGCCGCAGGATTCGGTCGACAAGAACGATCCCTGGGCTGAAATCGCTGGCTGAAGATCAGATTGATGACTGATTGATCCGCAGCATCAGTGTCATGGGATGTGCGGGCGATGCCTTAAAACCGTAGTACTCGTAAAACTGGCGGGCACGATCGTTCAGTGCATGCACAAGCATGGCTCGCACACCTGTGTTTTGCGATACCAGTACACAGCGCTGCAGCGCATCCTGAAGCAAGGCTGCCCCCAGTTTCATTCCTTGCGCTCGGGCATCGACAGCCAAACGGGCCAGGACCATCACTGGAATCGGGTCGGGCATATTCTGACGAATGGACCGGGTAGCGTCTTGGTGCGCGACGGCACCTGCAGCCAAAGCGTAGTAGCCCATGACCTCACGCTCTGGGGTCGTGACGACGAACGTGCGGCTGGCACCACTGGTCTGGTTGCCCAGAGCGCGGCGTTTGAGCCACTCGTCGAGCGTCGATTCGCCGCAGGCGAATGAACTGACTTGGTGATCGGGTGACAACGACTCTGGGGCACGCAAGTTCATGCGCCAACTTTCCAGGGGGCCTTGACCGCCAGCAAGCGCTCAAGGCCTGGGTTAGGTTGTACCGGCGCATCCAGCATGGCCGTGAACTCCCGGAACTTGGCGTCATCGAGGCTGAAGAACACCTGGTCAAGGAGCACCGACTGAGCCTTGTCGCAGGCGGCTTCCAGCATGAAGTCAGAGCGGTTTTTACCCAGAAGGCTCGCGGCCTGGTCGATCAGGTCGCGTTGCTGAGGCAGGGCTCGCAGATTGATGGCGGCGTCGCGCATGGCATCTCCAAATGAATACACAACAGATACACATATCCTAACCGGGTGTGTAGCTGATGTCAACACAAGATCGAATTGGCCGCGGCATGAATTCACAGTCACAACCAGCCAAGATAGCAAGGCAATACGCCGAGCAGGTGGTGGCTGGAGAAATCCTGGCTTGCCGCTGGGTGCAGCGGGCGTGTCAGCGACAACTGGACGACCTCGCCAAGTTCAAAGGAAAAGCCAGCCCCTACCTTTTCAACCCCAAGCTCACGGACAAGGACGGCAGGAGCTTCCAGCCAGCCGACAACCTGTGCGCGTTCATCGAGCGCTTGCCCCATGTGAAGGGGCCGCTGGCAGGCGAGCCGATTCACCTGGAGCCCTGGCAGGCCTTCATCCTGACAACGGTTTTCGGATGGGTCAAACCCAATGGCACGCGGCGCTTTCGGCGCTCGTACATCGAGGTGCCCCGGGGTAACGCCAAGTCGACCCTGTCGTCGGCCGTGGCCCTGTACATGCTGGCTGCCGACCGTGAAGGCGGTGCCGAGGTGTATTCGCTGGCAACCACGCGAGACCAGGCAAGGATCGTCTTTGGCGACGCCCAGACCATGGCCAGACGCAGCCCGGGCTTTCGGCGCAGGTTCTCGGTGGAGGTCGGCGCGCACAACATGCACGTGCTGGCCTCGGGATCGAAGTTTGAGGCGCTCTCGGCTGAGGGCTCGACCCTGGACGGTCTGAACATCCACTTCGGATGCGTGGACGAGCTTCATGCACATAAGACCCGCACCGTCTACGACGTAGTCGAAACCGGTACCGGCAAGCGAGACAACTCATTACTCTGGGTGATCACCACGGCAGGGAGTAATCGAGCCGGCATCTGCTACGAGGTCCGAACCTTCGTGACTAAGTTGCTCGACGGGGTGTTCGAAGATGACACCCAATTCGGAATCATTTACGGCTTGGATGATGGCGACGACTGGACGTCCGAGAGCGCGCTGATCAAGGCCAATCCCAACTGGGGCATCTCGGTACGGCCGGAAGTCCTGGTGCCGCTGCAGGCTAAGGCCATGCAGTTGCCCAGCGCGGTCAACAACTTCAAGACCAAGCACCTCAATGAGTGGGTCAACGCGGATACCGCGTGGATGGACATGCGGGCCTGGGATGCCTGTGGCGACCCGACGCTCGATATCGAGGCGTTCACCGGCCAGCCTTGCTGGATTGGATTGGATCTGGCCAGCAAGACGGACATCGCGGCGTTGGTACTGGTGTTTCCGCACCCCGAAGTTGCCGACGCCTACGTGGTCTTTGGCAAGTACTACCTGCCGGAGGACACGGTAGCCGCCGCTGGCAACAGCCAGTACGACGGCTGGATGCGAACCGGTCGTCTGACCGTGACGCCTGGAAACGTGATCGATTTCGGCTGGATCGAGGCAGACCTGCTGGAGTTGGCCTCGCGCTTTGAAGTGCAGGCAGTGGCCTTTGACCCGTTCCAGGCCACGCAACTCTCGACCCGGATGCTGGCCGAAGGCCTGCCCATGATTGAAGTGCGACCGACGGTGCTGAACTTCAGCGAGCCGATGAAGACGCTCGAAGCCCTGGTGCTTCAGAAGAAGCTCACCCATGACGGCGACCCGGTGCTCACCTGGATGGCCAGCAACGTGGTGGCGCACCTGGACGTCAAAGACAACATTTACCCACGCAAGGAGCGAGCAGAAAACAAGATCGACGGCATCGTGGCACTGATCATGGCGATCTCGCGGGCTATCAAGCCCGGGGAGAACGTGGTGCTGGGATCCGACTACGAATTGATGCTGCTCTGAGCGAGCTGACCGGATCGTTTTCTGACATTTACCGATGGGACTACTGAACTTCTTCGAGCGATTTCGTGCATCGAGCGATGACAGATCCACTTGGGGAGACTTTTGGTTTGAGCCGGTCTCGATCCGGTCGGCAACGGGTCTGCGCGTCTCTCCTGATGGAGCACTTCGCCTCTCGGCGGTGTATGCCTGCGTACGCATCTTGTCAGAGACGATGGCATCGCTTCCGATCGTGCTGTATCGAAAGCGCGAAGACGGCGGCAAAGATCGGGTGACCGATCACTGGCTACACCAGCTTTTGTGCCGGCGGCCTAACCGCTATCAAAACCCATTCGAGTGGCGGGAGATGCTTCAGGGCCACCTGGCGCTCAGAGGCAATGCCTACTGTCAGATCATCACCAACCCCCGTGGCGAGATCAACGAGTTGCTGCCTATCCATCCCGACCGGGTCCGCGTTGAGGTGATGCGCTCTGGCGAGTTTCGATACCGAGTCACCGATCGCTTTGGCGATGAAACGGTTCTGCCGCGAAGCGGCATCTGGCATCTGCGAGGGCTGTCCTCGGATGGCGTCATGGGCATGAACCCGATTGAGCTTGCACGTGAAAGCCTCGGCATCGCGCTCGCTGCTCAGGACTATGGCGCTCGATTTTTTGCCAATGATGCAAAGCCATCGGGCGGCTGGATTGAGTTTCCGGGCTCCTTCAAAGATCCCGAGGCTAAAAAGGTCTTTCGCGAGTCCTACCAAGCGGCCCAGTCAGGTGCCAACCGCGGCAAGGTGCTGGTCCTGGAAAACGGGATGAAGTTCCATGAGGTGGGCGTGACCAACAAGGACGCCCAGTTTCTGGAGCTTAGAAAGTTCCAGATCACCGATATCGCTCGGCTATTTCGGGTGCCGCCCCACATGATTGCAG